CTCGTTTGACGTGATGTATCAACGTCGTTCTGGCGATCCAGCTACACTACTCGGGAATACGGTTATATCCTTGCTAGCGGTGTGTTACTCTTATGTATCCCACAATCCTACGTTGTTCTTGGCTTTAGGAGACGATACCTTAGTAGTCTCTGAGTATAAAATGCGGGATCGAGGAGGTGCTAATACTATGATGAATTTGTTTAATTTGAAGGCAAAAGATGTACAACCTGCACAGTTGTACTTTTGTTCGAGTTTTATTGTGAGTGATGCGAGTAACAGATATTATATGTTACCAGATCCGTATAAAAAGATCGAAAGAATTACTCGTCAGGCTGAAACTAACGCAGAACGTCATGAGAAGTGGACGAGTTTGAAAGATGTAATGAAATTTTATCAGAACGAAGAATTGATGGCGCCCTTGGCACAGCAAGTTGCTATACGTTACCGGGCTAAAGTGAATAAAGAGATGATGTCTTTGGTTGGTGGTGCGTTTGTCGCGATGTGTAGTTCCTATAAGGAATTCTGTGACTACTGTAAAGTCCAGAAGTGTCAGGATTGTAGCAACTAGTAAAAATTTATTTGATTTAGATCACGTATATTATGACTATTACTACCACTGGTACTACTATTGCACTTGACGATTTCCACGGTAAACGTGTTTATGGCTACCGCCAATTATCTGCTTACGTCCGCGGCTTCTCTACTCTTAATATTACTAAGGCTCAGAATCGTGATGCTTCTCTTCGTGCTCTCGATATGTGTATTGTTCAGATAGACCAGTATCTTACTACTAAAGTAGACATCACTGTCGTACCTGTTGACGGTATTCGTTCAGTTCTCTCTAAACTCACTAAGACTCTTAACCAAGATGCTGACTTCCGTGTTGAAGCTACTGGTGCCCGTGTCAATGAAACCAAGACTTATCGTAACGCCCAGCTGTCCTACGTGCACGCTATGGAAGAACTCGAAACGTGTATCCAGATCCACAGACTACCTATGAGCGAATATGCCTTATCTCAGGGTGTTGTATTGGGTTTTCCTCCCGCACCGGTCGTAGCAAACAACTAGAGCCACAGACCGGTGCCGATGTTATGTCCGTCTCCAGTCAGTTGTCTACTCCTACTATTAGCCCTCGTGATTCCGTTAGTTTGGAGACTTCTCCGTCCGTTCTGTTGTCTAATCAACAGCTTGATCCTGTGATCAAACGTCGCGTTCAAAAAATAGCTTCAAGACTAAAAAGTCTTAGTCTACCTCTAGATACGAATGGACTTAAATCCTATCGTGAAATGTATCCTCAAGAGATACAAGAACTCGATAACGAGAACCCTATTTAAATGAGGTTCTTATATTAATTTTATATTTTTACAACTGGTGGGTTATTCCACC